TATGCAACCCTGTATTAACACCTGCACCGACACCATATCCCTTTAAGAGAGAGTTAGTTCCGAGGTTTCCATATGTTGCTGCTTCTAAATCTTGAATTGTTCTAATTTGGTTTAATCCTGACATTTTTTTCACTTCCTTTATTGTAGTTCACGAACCATTTCGTTAATTTCATCCCAAGACATTTCATGAAGGTTACTCATCTTAGAAATAACATCTTCACTAATTGTTGGTTGCGTGGTTGGGACAGCCTGCTTTGCAATAACTTCCTTGTGGGAGTTAAGTGACTTTCGCAGTTGTGCAAATTCATTCTTTAATGCGGCCACTTCTGAGTGTGCATCGTAGTTTTCCTTAGCGATAGTATTTGCTTCTTGGGCTAATTCGGCCTGATAGCGAGCCTCAAATTGTTCCTTAATAACATCATATGTTCTCTCTTCTTCCTTTTCGGCCTTGAATTGAGCATAAGCCTTAGAGATGTTTTCATCTGAAAGGTCAAGAGTATCAATTTGTTGTGACTTGCGAGCAAGGAATTGGCTGAACTCCGAATCATAGCGACCCGTAAGATTTGCTTCACCCATCTTTTGTCCCGTTGCGTTGTGTCCATAAACGGTAGAATCAATAGCCTTTTCTTCAGCATCATCATCCATCATTTCTTCATCATCATCTTCGGCTTTATATTCCATGTTTTCCTCTTCATCCATCATTTCCATTTCTTCTTCGGCATTCATCTTTTCGTCGTCTGAATCATCTTTCAAAATCGTTTGATTTCGTAGTTGAGAAACGAGGTCTTCAAATTCGGCCAAAGCCTTACTAATTTCGTCGGTCATAGTTTCACTTCCTTTTTTGTTTTCTTTCACAATCTCAAATTTGGCTTCAGGGTTAATTCCTTCTTCGCAAATTGTAATTTCGTGGAGTTCTAATTTATCTATTTCTTTGTATGTTCCAATATCGGGGTCGTGAACATTATGCTTGTTAATAGCCTGTCCACCGATGCTGAAAGAGCGAAGTTTGCCTCTTCTAATATCACGGCTAACCTCCTTCGCTTTTTCAATGTCGTTCCTCATTTTTATAACTACAAAGAATCCTGTATCATCAACGCCCGTTTTAAGGACATTACCTTTTGTATCTGTGTAAGTGTTAATAACTTCTCCCACTTGCACATTTGAATGAGTAATCATAACATTCTTATAATCGCTCTTCATAAATTTGTCAGATGCTTCCTTTAAAGCATCCAAAGTAATTAAATCGTTTTGCTTATCCACAACATCAACAGATGCGTAGCCAGCAATAACCATGTCTTTTCCTGTTCCCTTAAGAATAACCAATTCCGAACCCGAAGAGGGTTTGTTTCCAAGACGGATTGGCTTTATCCTAAGAGTCATGGTAATACATCTGTTTAACTATTATATAAAGGAATAGGGCTATTCTTTAGAAAATGTAATATTTATATATTTATCTTCCATAATATTCCATAATCCTTCATCACTATCTTCGTCTGTTGGCTCTTCTTTATATCCAGTAAAGGTAATCCACTTATCTTCTTCCATAATTTGAACAATTCGGAAATGAATTTTACCTGAATACATCTTACCCTTCAAGAAATATTCGTGATAGCCATCCCTTTGAGAACCTATTTTAATTGAACCTTCGTCAATTTTCTTATCCTTCTGTGGTTCTTTATCATATTCGGCCAAAAATCGTTCAGCCTTACCAAATAATTCATACATATCCTCAACCTTATCTTGTTCAATACGCCATGCAAATGTTTTCTCTTTAATTTGGTAAATAAAATTTAAATCTCCGTCATCTCTTCTCCATATTTCATAGGTATTTTCTTCCATTTTACCAATATTTTCTGGGTCTTTAACTAATGTTTTATCATCGTGATAAAATTTCTGTCTTTCTTTATTGTATAAAATACCAAAGGCTTCTCCCCTTTCTTTAATATATTTAGTTAAACTCTTTTCAATATCTCCATCAGAAAAAATTCTTTTGATAATATTTGGTGCTCTTTCTTTTAATTTTTTAACTAAATCTTGTTTTGTAATTTCACCCTCATAAACAATTTCAGAAATAATGCTCATTAATTTACCACTATCTTTTTTGTATATGTTTGCTAACTCTTGCTTCCATAAATCAATATCAATAAGAGCATTTTTAGCCATTAAGTTATCTTGTAAAAATCCAGAAAGAACAAAACCTTCTGTATTATAGGAAGTGTTTAAATCAACGACTCCGTGAATATTATCTGTAATTGCATATGATTTTTTAAGTGCTTCAATTGAATAGTCTGAAGCAGATTTCTTATTATCTTTAGACAAAAACTCAAGTGTAATAATTTTTTCAGGTTCAGTAACTTCAGGCTTTTCAATAACCTTAGCACTATAAATTGAGAAACCTTTCTTGGTTTTCTTAACTTCATCAACCTTGACTCGGATAATATTGCCCTCTTCTGATTTAATTTTAGTATTAAGAGCCTTACCAACATTTAGATAATCCTTATTTTTGTAGCGAACAACGGGCTTATACTCTTCATCTCCTAAAGGCCCAGCACCTAATGTATAACTAAATGTTCCATTTTTGTTCTTTCTAACTTCTAAGATAATTAAATCTAAATCAACAAACTTCTTCCACTTAATCCACTTTGGGTTTTTCTTCTTACCAACGATGTATGAGGATTTAGCATCTTTAATAATTACTCCTTCTGATGTAGGATTCTTCATAATTTCCATAGCATATTCTTCAATGTCTTCCAATGAGTCTGCAAATCTGGTATTAGATTTTGTAGGAAATTGTAATTGTCTATGAGAAACTTTGTTAAAATTACCCATTAAAGTTTGAAGTCTTTCTTCTAATTTGTTCTTCCAAATGTGTTCTCCGTTAAGACGAATAATATCAAACACATGAACTCTTAGTTCAAAAGCGGAATCGTCTTTCTTAGAATTAATGTATGAAATAGTATCTGCTCTATGTAGTGGTTCATCATTTTCATAGAGAACAACTTCAGCATCTAAAATACATTCAGGAAAATCATCATCACGCATAAGTTCTACTTGCTTGTCAAACTTTCTGGTAATATCTCTTCGGTTAAAAGAATAAATTTTAATTTCTTTATTTTTGTGAATTTGAATACGCATCCCATCATACTTTTCTTGAACAACATAATCTCCTGAAAAGCCCTTAATTTCTTTCATGTCGTCAATTTCAAAGATGCGATACATGGGTTTGTTAGGAATAATAAAATCGTTTAATTCTTTGTCCTCCTTAAGCATAGCATTTTTAGTAGAAAAATCAGAAGAATACTTTTCTGTATTTCCTTCATTAACTTTATATTCAAAACCATAGACCAAAAAATCAGTTTGGATTGTAATATATTCTAAAGCGGCTTCTTCTATTTCATCTTTAGTTGAATTTTCATTAAGTCCTAAATCATCAAAAGATACAAAAAATGTATCTTCTTCAGGTTCAGCACCCATATCCATTAAATACAATACATTAAACATAGTAACTGTATTTACTTTTTCTTTTAAAATTCTCTTTGTATCTGTTAATTCCTGCCAAGACGATGAACTGTTTTCCTTTGTATAAACCTCGTAAAGCATTTCTCTTGCTGGTTGCATTTTACGCTTTAACCTTTTAACATCAACATCCTCGCCATAATTTTTCTGAAGCCATCTAAATAATTCTCCATCTGTTAAATCTAAACCGACATAACCTTCTGTAAAATCATCTTTTAAATCTCCTACTTCATCCCATCCATCTAAAGCACCACGACCTGCCCTGTATGCCCAATGTAAAAACATAGCATAAACTTGGGTATTGTTAAGTAGTAACTTTGGTAATTTATCTCCAAATTTCTTTCTAAACGGGTCTTTACTTAACGAAGTCTGTTCTTGAACTTCCTTAATATTTTGATAGACCCTTTTTGCTTTAGCACCTTGAGGGTCTTTTACCTCTTCACTATAAATTAAAGATTCAGACAATTCATCTCTTAGTAAATCTCCAATAGGATTAGGACTATCCCAATTATCACGAATTTCTTCAATTATTTTAGACCATTCATCTTTGTAATCTTTAGGGCGTTCTCTTGCACTTAGATATGCAACCCTAACTTTGTCATAAAGACTTCTTAATGACCTTGATAAAGGGTCAATTCTACCCGTTTCTGGAGGCAATTAATCACCTCAACGCATATCTTGGGGCATTTGTGCTTGTCTTGCATCAACTCTCGTTGTAGATAAAAATGCTCGTAGTTTATTTGCGGCTTCATTTAAAGAAGTAAGAAGTGCTTTACCTTCCGAAGTAGAAAGAGGATTAGCCATAGCCTTCTTCTCGTCAGTTAATGCAGAAGCGGCCATTAAAGCGGGATTAAGTTTTTCTTCATCATCACCAAATCTTGATAAAGCGATAAGAACCTTTTCTTCATCATCATTATTATATCCATCTCTATTTCTTTCTTCGGGATTTCTTCTTAGATATTCATTCATATCTTCATTAACAGCATCATCAATATCTTCTTTAGAAATTACTTGACCTGTATAATCTCGTGTAGGCATTTGTCTATTTTTATAAACACTACCAGCCTTCTTTTCTTGTGCTTCAGTTAATGGTTTCATAGCCATTCTCGTAACATCAACTTGTTGAGGAGTCTTAGCCTTACCACTAATAGCCTTTACATTAGGGTCAATATGACTACCAAGATGATTTGAAATTAAATTTCCAACTTCAATTAATTGCGTTAATACCGCAGTAATTTTATCTTCTCCTCTTGCATCTGCTGTAAAGTCCATAGTTACATCTGTTTTACTTTCCCAATCCATTTTACTCACCACTTAATCTAACAACAAGTTCATCAATATCCTTCCAATCCATCTTTGCGATTGTATCGGCTGATGGGATTCTTCCCGCCTTTTGAATAGACGGTGCTTGGCTTTCAACTTTTACAAGTCCAGACTTCATTAGCACATTGTCTCTATCAAAGACGGTTGTTTCTAAGGTCTTGACTCTCTCTACTAATTCTTTTAATAATAATGTCAATTGTTCATCCATTTTATTCACCACTTTTAGGGTATATCATTTCTCTCAAATCGTCGTAAAGTCTTTCGTAATCCTTTCTTAGTCTTGCGGCCAACTTTACTACCTTCACATTTTCTTCGTCGTATCTCAAAATCTTTTTGTTTAACTTTTTGTCGCCCTTTACAACGCCTAATGTTTTCAACAAACGAATTAGTTCGGATAACTTGAGGAAATCGTGTCCAAAGTATTCTGTGGGGTCTGCGATATTTAAAATTGCCTTAACTTTTTTCTTCTGCTTTTTGTCAAGGGACTCAAGGATAAGACCAATATCCTCTTTAATAATAATTTCATCTTCTTCACCGATGGCTACCAATAGATTGTCAAGAGATTTTTTTGTCTCCTCTTTAGTATCATATTTAATGTATTTTTCTCTTTCCACTTTAACGGCATTACCATCTTCATCACGAACTACTTTTCCAGAGGGTGAGCGTTTTATTTCTTTGACCGTTCCTTTTTTCCAACCAACCATTCTATGAATATCTTCTTCGGTGTAGGTTATACCATTTTCTTTATCATCTGAAATTGCTTGAAGTCTTTCAGTTTCTCTATCAATCCATTCAAATAATTTTTTACCTGCCTTTGGTGGGTCTTTTGGAGGTTCTACCTTTTTCTTAGGGTCAGGTATATATTTAGACTTTTTATCCACAGGACTTTCACGCTCAGGCACATCAGAAGGTTTAAGATATTCAACAGGAATAACCGTTTTAGTATTAAGAATACTACTTAGAATGCCTTCTCTTTTATACAATTGCATAAAAGTTGTTAGTAAATATGAAGCAACAGTTTTACCAGCAATTTTTTCTTTTAACTGTTCTCTAATATCTGATTCAATTTTACCAAGAGTATCTTTATCTGAACCTTGATATTTATTAGAAATATTATTTCCACGAATAACATCACCAATAACAGAAATAATTTCGCTTTTATCTTTCTGTTCTTTACTTAATCTATTCATTATTTTTGAAACTGGAGGGCCTAATCTAAATTCACGATTACCTTCTTCATCAACGAAAACGCCAGCCTTAATAGAATTTATAAGTTCAGGTAAAATACGATTATTAAACTTTTTGAGAGTATTAAAATCAAAAGCCGTTCTTGCTGTTTTACCACCTGTAATACCATCTCTTAATCCTTGAAGGAAATAAGCAAATTCTTCAGGTGCTTTATCTTCATCAATAATTAATCCCGCTTCTGTGTCCATAAAAACATCTCTATATAGAAGACCTACTTTAATATCATTTGTAGGGTATTCTGGAATACTTCTCATAATAGTTTTAATGTATTTACTTTTTTCTAAGGGGTCTAATTTAATAAATTTTTCAGCAGAACCTGTAAAACCTGATTCTTCTACCCAATATTCAAAAATTTCTTG